GTCATCTTCTTCGTAAAAAACTCCCCATGTTGTACATGCAGAGTAATCAGCTCTTTGGTTTTTCATAAAAGCCGTGTCCCAAGATTGGATAACAAATTCACAATCAGGTGGCTCTCTATCTTCCCATGTTTTCCACCACTCTCTTTTAACAATTGCTCCTTCTTCTGAAGTAGGGTCTTGTTGATACTGAGCCATCCACTTACTGTTAGGTAGCTCTGCTTTCAAAGCTTGTAATTCTTCCATCTTCCAGAACTCAGCCCACAATGGGTTACCAGAAGGCATGATTGCAGGAAGCTCTATAACTTCCCATTGGTCTGCACCGCCACGTTTAATGCTAGCGTCTACTACTTGACCAGTTAAATCTTTATTGTGCCACCTAGTCATTACAACAACGATTGCACCATTAGGTTGTAAACGCTGTCTAGGACCAGATGTGTACCACTCATACGTCCTGTTAAAGACGTTTATGTCTGAACTAGCACCTTCTTGCTCAGAATGGGGGTCATCAATGATTAAAAGGTCTGCACCCTTACCAGTAACCGCACCACCTACACCAATCGCAAAGTAATCTCCGCCTTGGTTTGTGTTCCAACGACCAGCAGCCTTACTGTCTGATTGCAAACTGACATTAGGAAATACATCTTTGTAGTCTTGGCTATTAACTAAGTTCCTAACCTTCCTACCAAAGCCAACCGCCAACTCAGCCGTATGAGCTGTTTGAATAATTTTTTTGTTTGGGTACTTTCCTAAGAACCAAGCAGGCAACAAATAAGAAGCGAACTCACTCTTGGTATGTCTTGGGGGCATGTTTATGATTAAACGCTTTAATTCACCCTTAGCGACTCTTTCAAACGCATCAGCCATTATCTCATGGTGATGACCATGTATAAAAGCTGACCACATCTCCCCAACAAAGGACATAAAGTCCTCATGGCATTTCTCTCTACCTTTAGCTTGCTCCAGTTCTTCTAATAAAACTAAGAGTTCTTGCTTTTGTACAGGAGAGAGATTATTTACTTTACTTAATACTTTCTTATCCATACTTAATATGTAGTAGATACTTAATAAGTAGATACTTCTTAAATTAAAAACCTATTAAGTTAATACCAGTAGGCACTTATTAGGTATGTACTTGTTAATAAGTATGTACTAGGTATATATATCTACAGATTTTAACATATTGCACCCCCTTCACATAAAAAGCAACTCTAAATTTTGTAAAAATAATATGGGGGTAGGGACTCCTATGGCTTCTTAGAAAATAGGGGGGGGTACTTTATAAAAACAAGCTAGCAGAATGCAATATATAGGGGTAGTCTGTAAATATTAGTAATAGTTTGAGCAAAGCACTATGTATATATGATAGTCAGGTAACCGATTCTGTCAGAGGGGTGCGGGGGGGTCTGCGGGAGAGGGAATCCTCAAACAAAAAGGGGGGTCTTCTGATCTGCATGTGCATATGTGCGTGAGTCTCTTCTTATATCTCTGCTCTCACATGCTCCCATGTACGTCATACGAGTGAGGTCTACTGATCCGCTTCCTGTTCACTTAATAGAGCCACGATCTTCGCTTCTATGTCTGCTTCTATGTCGTTGCTATCTCTTGCTTCCTTTATCTCTATGGTGTCGCTGAATAGGTTCACAGTCTTGCCTAACAACGACAGGGCTGAGATGCGAGCTGAATCAGAGTCTGCTTCCTTACTCTCTTTCATCAGTCTCTCAAGAACGTAGCTCCTTGTTCGTAGGGATGAAGCTACTGAACTCGTCTCTTTCCTATCCATACCCTTCCTAATTGCTAGGGCTATCTTAGGGTGGCTCATCAGGACACTACAATCCACATGAGCGTGCTTTGGTGTTTTCCCTGACTTGGTTAGGGCTACATCATATATCTTCATGTACGCTTCTATATGGCTTCCTAACTTACCCTTTATGATCTCTTCCACAAATGCTCTTTGCTTCATGGTTAGATCAGTCTCTTTCTTCACGATCTTTAGGTCTGGTTTCTCGGTCTTGTCTGTCATGGTTTCTACTCCTGTTATCTGGTTAATATTATCTACCAGTCAGAGGTATTTCGTAATGCTCACAGAGTGCTATCTATTATCGTGTTTACAAAGTGCTTGCCATGATGACCCTGATGTAGTAATTTGAATCCCATAGAAGCAGTCGTGAGACTTCTCTTCCTAGTGAAACATAAAACTGGGGTTCGGTAACGAGGGCAAGAACAGAAAATAACGGGCGTAGGCAGACAGACGATAAGTGACAGGTATTGAAAGTCTATGAGGGATGAACTTCCCCTCCCTGAGAAGGTAGCGTTAGGCTATTGGAGGGATGCTTAGTTAGGTGAACTATAAAACCGATTAAGTATATGAGAATGATCACAGTAAGCTTCGGCTGAATGATCTGAATCTAGGGAACTGTAAAAACTACTGACAGTCCTCCAACTGTCGCTAGATGTGTATCTAGCCTGAATGAAGCGAAAGCAGAAACAGACAATTAATAACTTAATTCGTGGAGGATTAAAAAGATGAGTATAGATATAAATTTACATGATGTGCAAAGTATAGAGGTATCAGAACATGAAGAGCGTCAAATAACTAAAGAAGATATAGGAGACTATTCAGGAATGAAACCTTATAAGTATTTCACAAAGAATCTTACTTTTGTTCAAAAAGACGGATCAGAAACAGTAATAACTTTGTTTGCTGATAGCCTTGAACAATTAGAGATTAAATAAACCTTACCAAATAAGAGAGCGACCCAATAAGTCGCTCTTTTCTGTATCAAGGTGTGTACCTTGGCTGACGATTCCAAAAGGATGAAACAGATAACTAACTTAATTCGTGGAGGATTAAAACAATGGCAAAAGCAACACAAAAAACTTATGAATTACTAACGGAACTTTTCGTTAGTAGAGACATCGAAGTTGAAGGTAAAGATATTTATTTACTTGATTCACTTAGTATTGATCACGATCAATTCAAAAGCTATGTTGAACACAGCAAGAAAAGAGATAAAGAAAGAAGAGCAATGTGGTTAAAGATCATCAAGGATGATGATTCTACTTTAGGAGCATAACCAATATAGAGAGCGACCCAATAAGTCGCTCTCTTCTGTATCTGGAATTAACCAGACTGATGAGCGTCCGAAGGGCATGAAGTTTAGCTTCAGCCTTTGGGTATGCGAAACAGAAACTAATTAATCTTATGGAGGATTAAAGACAATGAATATAGAAGTGATCTATAAGCACAACTACGGAAGTTACTTGTGCTATCCCGTTTGTGATGTGTCTAGAAAATTGACTAAGCTTACAGGTACTAAGACTTTCACTAAATACCACATAGGTATTCTTGAGAGCCTTGGCTATAAAGTGGAAGTGATTCCCTTCATGCCTGAGCAACATCAAATAGCGTAACCAATATAGGGAGCAGTCTAATAAACTGCTTCCTTCTGTATCAGGAATTAACCTGACTGAATGAGCGTCCGCAAGGACATGCGAAACAGAAACTAGACTGGAGGGTCTATATTATGAAAAATAATATAAAAAACGAGGTGTGCAGATGCCTTTAAACTACAATTACGGAAAAGTAAAAGTTAAAACTTGGGAAGCTGACGGCACTTTTGATAAAGACGGAGAACCTTTGGGAAGAAAACCCGAAGTATTGGAAAGTCTGATTTGGATAACGATGTCGGTAGGTATGGATTCTATTACAGAAAAAAACTGGATAGACTTTTATACTCGTATGAAACTATTGGGAGTTGATCGCAATCTTTTAAGAAAAGATAAAGACGGAAATTATACTGTCCCAATAAGTGCGGAAGAAGTTAAAGACCATATTGGGTTAGTGACTAACGCTGATACTTTGACTAAAGCTGAGTTTTTCAAACGTGTTTATAAATCTGTCTATAATGAAACTGAAAGACAATCAGTTTTTGACATGGACAAAACTAAAGGTAAATAAAAGTAAAAGGGCGGTCTAATAAACTGCCCTTTTCTGTATAGGGAATTAACCCTACTGAATGAGCGTCCTGTTATGGGACATGCGAAACAGAAATAACTAACTAATGGAGGTTAGAAAATGGAAATTAAATTTGAAACTCAACGAGCCTTTGAGACTGCGGTCAATAATGCTCTGTGTATAGATGATGATGTTTTTCAGATGATCGGTGTGGAAATTTCAGAACTAGAAAAGAAGATTGTTTCTCTTGAGAAAAAGATTTCTCAATTACAAGCTGAATCTTATGAAGCCTACTGAAGAGTATTTGAGACAATACGAAAGAAATTAAATAGGGATATCCCTAGCCTGTAACAAGGTGTTCTATAGGTGCTTGCATGGTGCGAGCATATAACTAACTAATGGAGGTTAGAAATATGATTGATAAATTTACAATGACGATAGTGTGTCCGTCTACAAAAAAGGACATACATTTAGACTTACGATTTACAGCATACGATTCTCATTCTTGGACAGTTCAAGACAGAAGATTGGCTAGTGGTACTTTTACTAGCCATGAATCTTTAGATGATGCTGTCAAATATGTTTTATCTTTTGAGGCAATAGAATGATTACTTTAGAAACTTTGGAAAAAGATTTAAGAGTAGAACTAAAAACTTATAAATCTAAAAGAGTAATGATTGATGAAGTTATTCCTCATGATCTTGATGAACTCTACGAAATAGTTAAAGAAAACCCTAAAATGTTTTCTTGGCTCATTAGAGACATTAGGAACAAAATTCAATTAGAACTGGAGGAAAAAATAGCCCTGAGATAAACCTACTGATGATTAGCTGAGATGCTATGAAACTAGACTGCTTGCGGTCTAGTATAGGTGCTTGCATGGTGCGAGCATTAATTAACTTGTAATAAAAGAATGGAGGTTCAATTATGAAATCAAGTAAAGCATTGCAGATTATAAAATCTGTATTAAGCGGTGGCGTTTCGCCTTTTCTCTTAGGAGGAACAGGTGTAGGAAAATCAGCAGTCATTCATGACTTAGCTGAAGAACTAGCCAACGGAAGAAAACTAGTGACGGACATAAATCCTAACTCAAAGCAATTTGGGTTTATAGATTTTAGACTGTCATTATATGAAACTGTTGATCTAGGCGGATTGCCATACATAGATGACGATAACCAACAAAAAAGAGCGTTCCTTGGAAACCTTCCTATAGGTGGCGAAGGCATACTTTTCTTTGACGAATACGCACAGGCTCATCCGAGTTTACAGGCGGTGGTTGGTCAAATTATCTATGAGAGAAAGATAGGCGAATACACTTTGCCTGAAGGTTGGAAAATTATTTGTGCGGGCAACAGGTCAACAGATAGGGCGGGCAGTAATGCTTTGCCTTCTCATGTTGTTGGACGTTGTTGCATGATTGACTTTGAGCATGACTCAAATGATTGGCTAGCGTGGGCGGTGGATAACGATGTTCATGCAGACGTATTAGGCTACATAAATTTTCAGCCAGATATGTTGAATGTCTTCGACCCTAAAGTGAAGACTTCGCAAGCTAGTCCGAGATCATGGACAAACCTTTCTAAGGTCTGGTCAACGAATCCTTCTAGGGATAATTGGCAAGACATAGCGAAAGGTTTTATAGGCGAGACAGGTGCTATAGAGTTCATGTCTTTTCTTTCTCTAAAAGACAACGTACCAAACCTTGAACATATTGTTGAAGGCAAAGATGTTGATGTGCCTGATAGTGGTGGGATTTGTTACGCTACTATTTGTGCTTTGGTTACAGTCTTGAAAGAAGCTTCTGATTCTAAAATCGGTAGCTACTTTCAGAACAGCGTTGACTATGTAAATAAGTTTCCTACTCCTGAGTTTGGAATCTTTTTCATACGTTCTGTCGTTGGTGCTAACCCAGACCTAAGAGAGACTTCTACTTACGGAAAATTCAAAGTAGAAAATTCTGATTTAGAAGCCCTCTAAAGTCTTTCCCGAATTAGGGTAGAAAGATTATTTACTAGTTAAATATTTTTCTATCCCTACTGTTGTGAGATGTGTATCTCATCTGATGACCCGAAAGGGAGTCTTGTTCATTTACAAGACTGACTCAAAAGAGTCGAAACAGTAACTTTTATCTAACTACGAATGGAGGTTCAATTATGGATAAAATAAAAAATACTCTATCTGAAACAGCTACACTTGTGCGAGTTACACTCGGACATCCTAGCGGTATAAAATCAGATAGGCATTTAAAGAACGGATTGGCTGAAGATGTAAATTCTCAAGCTGATCTTTTGAATGTTTCTAAACACATATACGGAAAGAATATTAATAAAGAATTCCGTAAAATTATTAATGCGTTTAGAAACGATTACTACTATCGCTTGTCCTTACCTTGGGGCGATTCATTTACGGATGATGACGCTTCTAAAGGGGTTATGGCTAGTGGTGGGTGGAGACTTCTACCTAACACTAACTACGATCAGTTAATAGATTGTTTTAATGAAGCTAAAGCACAATTTCAAAAAGATGTGGATTACTTCTTTAAGCAACTGGAAACTAATATGAAACAAGCAAAGCTCAATCTTGGAGACGCTTTTAAAGAAGCTGATTATCCAACTATGGATTGGGAACTTGTTGAACTTAGAAAGAAGTTTATTTTTGATATTCAATTAGGAGCTGTTCCTACTGTAGGAAATTCCTCTGATATCAGAATCAATGCTTCTGAAGGTTTGAAAAAGCGTATAGAAAATGATGTGTCTAACAGGCTCACACAGAATATTAAAAATGTTCTTATATTGACTGTTGATTCACTTGTAGGACAGGTTGAACACTTGGCTGAAAAGCTAAGAGAGTATGACCCAGAAAACAAGCAGAAAGGTTTCTTCAATAATTCTTCGATAGCGAAGCTTAAAGAATTGGTTGAGACTTTACCGAATACGAACTCTGATATTTTAGGCAATGATGCAGAAATATCTAAGGCTCATCAAAAACTAGTAGGTGTATTGGCTCAAATAAATTCTGTTGATTCTCTTAGGGATGAATCAGAAATAGGCGAGTCAAAGCGTAAGAAAGTAGCTGATGATTTATCTGATGCGGTTAGCGGTCTTAAAGGAGGTTTTCTTGGGAAAGCCTTTGGAGGAGATAAAAATGATTAACGCACAAGATTTTATTATCAAAGCAAGGGCGCAACTAATGAAAGGAAATGTAGGCATGGCTTCCATGCTTCTTAATCTTGACTTAGTTGAAGAAACTGATTCTTCAAGATGTGACACTATGGCAACAGACGGAAAGCGAATTTATTTTAATTCCGAATGGGTTATGGGTTTGTCTATGGATGAAGTTCAAGGTGTGTTAATTCACGAAGCTTTACACGTTGTCTACGAACATCCTTTTAGGAGGGGTTCAAGACATCCTAAAGTTTGGAATATTGCTTGTGATTATGCTATCAATAACTATCTGAGGTATGAGTTGGGATTAAGACTTCCTCTAGGTGGTGTATGGGATAGAAAATATACCAATATGACAGCCGAGCAGATTTATCGTGATCTAATAAATGACGATGAATCCTTGCAAGAAGCTATAGACCAGATTCAGGATGACAATGAAGAACACAATCCAAAAGAATCAGAAGATGATTCTGAAGGCGAAGGTTCGGAAGGTAATTCTGAAGAAGGCGAAGAAGATGAAAGAAACCAGACTGGTCAAGGAAATATTTCTGACGAGGACGGCAAGAAAACATCTGACAATGCTGAAGGGAAAGAAGAAAAGATTGATCTTGATTCTATCCCTGATGCTATTGGTAAAGTCTTAGACGCTCAAGACGAAGAAGGAAAGCCATTGAATGAAGCAGAAATGCAAGAACTTCAAGGCGAAATCCAACGTGCGGTTTCTCTAGCTGACAAGCTAGAATCTGCTATGGGTGGAAGTGGTTCTTCTTCTGGTTTGGGTGGTATAAGCGGAAACGAAGTAGCAACTATATCTTGGAAGGAGATATTGAGAGAATTGCTTTCTTCTGTTTCTGAAGATACATCATGGAATAGACTCAATAAAAGGCATCAATGGAGAGGAATCAATCTGCCTAGCAGAACTC